TCTGCGGGGCCCGTATCGAAAATAGCCCGAACACTAAGCACGCCTACTCAAAGCCGTGCGGGAAGTGTGAAAGGATCGTGGAAAGCATTCCCGATCCCGATGAAGCGGAAAACGACATCAAAAAACATTTCCGGTATGTATCGTTTAACAGCGAGAGAATACCCGTAGGTTAACAGCAAAAGGAGAAAATCATGAACAGATACATGTGCCAAATAGACGGACATAAAAAAACCATCATGGACGCAATCAACGCTTTCTGTGAAGAAATGTTTGAGAACAAACGCGAAGTTGAGCCAACGTCGATTACCGGCAATGCCTTTTCCAATAATGGTCTGTCATTCCGGCTTATAGACGGTAGAAATAACTACAAGGTTGTTTACCGTAACGACATGAAAGCATTTGAGTTTTTCAAAGAAAGCGAAATATAGGAGGTGCAGCGATGACAACATACAAAGGCGAAGACATGATCGGCGACGATGGGTTTGGGACAACAGAACACGCGCTAAAATCGGCTCATGATGCCCTATGGGCCATAGCTAACATGCAGATCAAAGAAGAAACAGACAAAGGCGAGGCCCTTGCACTTTGCAAGTCAATCGCTCTCCTTGAGTTAGAAAAATGTTCAACGGCTGGAAAATAACCAACATTCTCGACGTGGGCCTGTGCGAGCTGGACACAGCCGACGGGCCCTACAACAAGACCGGATACCGGCTTGAGCATCGAGAGGACGGATTTGCTATCACGGTCGGCCTGATGGAGTACATATCCGGCTGGTCGGCGTTGGAGATACTTTACTGGCTTAACGAAAAACAAGCGATACCAAGGAGATACGACAATGAAAACCGAAGAACAAAGAGAACACAATCAAGAGCTGGCGTGTCTGGTTGATGACATTGCGTTCAAGGCATCTCTGCTGAGGATCGCGGAAAAGGCTCTGGAAGATATACGTGTGCTTTGTGTCTCAAGTACTTATTGGAACAATCCTGACTATCCCAACTGCGCCCGTCTCTTGAAACAGCATCACAAGATTGTTAGCGACGCGAAGGTGAAGGCAGAGGAGATGAGGGCAATAGAGTATGGGGACGACGTTGAAGTTCCTATCAGAGAACACAGTTAGGAAATGTACATTTGGGAACCGTGCAGTACATCAACTGGGAGCTGCGCACGCTTCGCTGGCAGCTTGACCAAATGAAGCGCGCGCTGGCGGAGGAACCAGTGCAGTGCCGACGCCCAACCAAGGCGGATCCGCGACCTCTCACGCCGGATGAGATTGCTGAACGCCTGGCTCTCCGCTGCCTCGACATCCTCAAATTGCCCCCCGAGAGAGTTTCGGACGCGCAATGGGATGAGCTGATTGTATTCTTTGGCGGCGAAAGGATATCGGCGTAATTGGCCAGATCGAGCAGCATATCAACCCTGCCTTTCACGTCCTCAAAACGGATCGTTGAGGCCGCCCTCGTAGTGCCCGATCGGCTTCCAGGCTCCCAGTGGGCGGAAGGCCGGCTGGTGCTCAACGAAAAGGACTCGCCGGAGCCTGGGCCGCTCAGGCTTAGCCGCACGCCGTATCTGCGCGAGCCGCTCGATTGCTTCAGCGATGAGCACGTGTCGGAAATCACCATCGAGGCTGGGACACAGCTCGGCAAGACACTATTCTCTTTCGCTTGTTTGGGCTACGCCATCGACCAGGACCCCGGCACGTGCTTGTACGTGATGCCCGACGAGCAGACGGCAAAGAAAGTTTTGAAAACCCGCATCGTCCCGTTGATTCACAGCAGTCCGGATCTCCGTCGCCATCTCGCCGGCCAGCGTAGTGACATCAGCGAGGTGCGGCTGGACTTCGACCGGATGTTCGTGTTCAGCGCCTGGGCGCAATCACCCGCGTCGCTCGCGTCGTTTCCTTGCCGGTATGTGATCCTCGACGAGCTGGATAAGTATCCGCGATGGAGTGGCCGCGAAGCGGACCCGGCGGCGTTGGCTGAGGAGCGCACTAAAAACTACTGGAACCGGAAGATCATCCGCGTATCGACCCCGACAACACTGGGCGGCCTGATTCACCGCTACTACCGGCACAGCGACAGGCGCCGGTACTGGGTTCCATGCCCACACTGTGGCGAGTACCAGGTCCTGATTTGGTCGCAGGTGAAATGGAAAACCGGCGAGCGGATCGAGCGCATCAAAGAGCAGCACTTGGCTTGGTACGAGTGCGAACACTGCCAGCAGCGGATCGATGACCGCGACAAGCCGGGTATGCTGGAGCGCGGGGTCTGGGCACCGGCCGGGTGTACCGTCGACGCAAAAGGCAATCTCAAGGGAAAGCCGGAGGGCGGATCACACCCGGGCTTTCACTTGTCGAGTCTCTATTCGCCGTGGGTGAAATTCGGGGATGCTGCATTCACATTCCTCGACGCCCACAACGATCCTGCCAAGCTGATGAATTTCGTCAACAGCTGGTTGGCGGAGGTCTGGCAAGAGAAAATCGACGAGGTCGACGACGAAGGCATACGGGCGCTGCGGCGTCCGTACAAGCTCGGGCGCGTGCCCAAGGAGGCGGTGGTCTTGACGGCCGGCGCGGACGTCCAGGCTGATCGCGCGTATTACGTCGTTCGGGCGTGGGGGTACGGCGAAACGTCCTGGCTAGTCGATTACGGCCTGCTTTACGACGACGACGCCGAGCGCATCGCCGAACTGGGCGGCTCGCCGAAATCTTGCCTTGACAAGCTGCCTATCCGGAAGGCGTATCCGGTCGATGGGACGGATGAGGTCATGCCGATCGCGCTGTGGTGCATTGACGCCCGTCACCGGACGGACGAGGTGTACCTCTTCGCGCGAAAGCACCGGGACATCGTGCGGTCAATCATGGGCAGCCCGACGGATCTTAAAGGTGGTTTGTATTACGCGTCCAAGGTAGACCGCAACCAGAAGACCGGCGGGGCCTTAAAGGGCAGCCAGATGATCTGGCACATCGACACCGTTCGCTTTAAGGACCGCATCAACCGCTTGCGTACGGACCAACCTCCGGTGTGGTTTCTCAGCGATGACGTCGATGCGGATTACTTGCAACACATCACGGCCGAGGAAAAAGTGATCGAACGAAACTCACGGGGGCGCGCCAGGCCCGTGTACACGCTGCGGCCGGGCCACGAGCGGAACGACTGGTGGGACTGTGAGGTCTATGCAACCTGTGCCGCGGATATGCGTGGCGTCCCACATTTGCAACCACAAAACGAGCGGCCGCGGAAAGCGCAGGTCAAAGCGCAGAGTTGGATCCCGCGGAAGAAAGGATGGGTAAGGTAACGATGATGAAGTGCCCGCTCTGCAATGCCGAGATCAAGGGCAAGATCGTGCTGTACACAGTCACGGTCGCTACGGCCCAGGGCGAGTACATCCGCCGGCGGCGGCGGTGCCCAAAATGCCAGTATCGATGGTGGACAATTGAGGTCATGCAGAAGACACCTATACATGGCCTAAATTAGCTATACATAGCACACGCGCAAAGCTGGACGAAAAACGAAAGTCTTTGTAGAATAGATCCATGAAACGTAAGTTCGTGAATGTCCGAAACTGGCACGCTGCGCCACAGGCCGCGCCGCGTGAACAGGCGTTGCGCGAACAGATACGTCGCCACGAGATTGGCGCTCAAATCGCACGGGCCAGGCTGTTGGAGTTGCTGGCCGCACAGTTAAAACGGGGTTAGCCACCGAGTCTAGGCTCGCTCGCGCCCCTGTGTCCTGGGTTGTTCGTCTCCTCAGGACATGGGGGCGCTTTTTCTTTGGAGAAATATGGCTACAGCGGCGGAAATAGTTGCAGCGATCGACCTGTATGTGTCCGGACAACTCGAGGCCGGCGGCGTGCAGGACTACATGATCGGCAGCCGGCGCATTACGCGTTACCCGATTGCCGACATTTTGAAGTTGCGCTCCTACTACGCCAAACAGGCGGCCGCGTCTACACGCGGGGCTGACGTGACCTACGTCAAGTTCACAAGGCCCGGATGATGCGGCGCAGCCAACAGCATGGCTGGTGGGATCGCGTAGGCCGGGCGCTCGATACGGCGATCTCGGTAGTTGCGCCGCATCAGGCGGCCAGGCGGCAATACTCGCGCAATCGCCGGTACGCTCTCCAGGCGGCAAGCCGTATTCTGCAAGCCCGCCTCGACGCATCCGATGCGGCGTCCATAACGCGTCTGACCTCGAGCTGGACGACCACCGCAGGCTCGCCCGATGCGGACGTCCTGGACGACCTGTCAAGGCTTCGGGGCCGGTCGCGCGATCTCGCGCGGAATAACGGGCATGCCTCGGGAATCATCGGGGCCATCGTCAACAACGTCGTGGGGACCGGTATCCGCCTGCAGAGCCAGGCGGACGGCGAAGCCCTCGGCCTCAGCGAAGACGAAACCGACACGCTCAGGGATGAGCAGGAGGCTGTCTGGTCGCGATGGGCAAGACGTTGCGACGCCGCCGGCGGGCTCACGCTGTACGCGTTGGAGCGCCAGGTGTGCAGGCAGCTCTTGGAGAACGGCGAAGCGTTTCTCGTGCGCGCTGCCGTCAAGGGCCGGCCGCTCCGGACCGCGTGGATGCCCATCGAGGCAGACCGGGTGGATTCGCCGCCGGAGTGGGATTACCGGCGTGACGTCGATGTCCGCAAGGGAATTGAACTGGGGCCACAGGGTGAACGACTGGCCTACTGGATTCTGCCGCACCATCCCGGCGACGACCGGACCGTGCGCCCCAGAATGCCCCAACGCGTGCCCGCCTTCGACAAAGACGGCCGGCCGAACGTCCTGCACCTCTACGATCAGCGGCGCCCCGGCCAGCGGCGCGGCGTTCCGTTTCTACGCCCGGTGATGGGCTACTTCGAACACCTGAGCCAGTATCTGGAAGCCGAGCTCGTGGCGGCGAGGATAGCGGCCTGTTTCGCGCTCATCATCAACGAGGACGGCGATGGCGGTATTGGCGGCGGGCATGGCGAACTGACAACGGTAGACGGCCAGGTAGTGGAAAGCCTTGAGCCCGGCATGATTCTTCGCGGCTCAGGAATCACGCCCACGCAAGTGAAGCCGGACCGGCCGGGAGACACGTTCGCGCCGTTTGTCGAAAACGTGTTGCGGGCGATCGCGGCGGGATGCGAGCTGCCGTACGAGATCATCTCGAAGGATTTCTCGAAGAGCAATTACAGCAACATGCGCGGCGCATTTCTTGAAGCCCGCCGGTTCTTCCGCATCCTCCAGCAGACGATCAGCGACGGCCTCGTGCTCCCCTCGTGGGAGCTCGTGCAGGAGGAGGCGTTCCTGCGCGGCATGGTGGCCATGCCGAAATTTTACGAGCACCGCGATGCGTATTTGCGCGCGACGACCATCCCGCCGGGGTGGGAGTGGGTAGATCCCAAAAACGAGGTAGAGGCGGCACTGCTCGCTATCGGCGGGAACATTGCCACCCAGGCCGAACAGATCGCCGCGCACGGGGGCGATTACGACGAGGTTCTTAAACAGCGTGCCCGGGAGGTGCGCAAAGCGCAGGTCCTGGGGCTTCAGGAGGAAGAGCGTGAAGGGAATCAGACTCGAAAAGAAGGGTAAGCGCCTTGAGCTCGACCTGTACGGCACGGTCGGGTCCATTTGGGATGACGGCATCAACGCGGCCAAGGTCGTCGCGCTCCTGCGCAACGCCGAGGACGTGACCGAGATCGAGTGCCGCATCAATTCGATGGGCGGCGATGCGTTCGACGGGATCGCGATCATGAACGCGCTCAAAGATCACCCGGCGGAAGTCACCGTGAAGGTTGACGGCCTGGCAGCCTCGGCCGCGTCCATTATCGCGATGGCTGGGGACACGATCGAAATGGGCGAAGGCTCGTTCCTGATGGTCCACCGGGCGAGCGGATTCGTCTACGGTCAGGCCGACGACATGCTCAAGACTGCCGAAATTCTCGAGAAGGCAGATGGCGAGATCATCGATGTGTACGCGCGCCGCTCGAAGAAGCCCGTCGAAACCGTGCGGGGATGGGTGGAGGCGGAGACCTGGTTCACGGGTCAGGAGGCCGTTGATGCCGGGCTCGCGGACAAAGCCGTCGCGGACCCCGAAAGCAAGAACAAAGCCGCCGAGGCCCTCGCGGGTCACGGTGCGATTTTCAATTTCGCGAACTTGCCGGAATCCCTTCGGACTCTGGTGGAGGCGCACAGGGCACAGGGCGCGGACACACCGCCGCCCGAAACGCAGGAGGATGATGACATGGATCTCAAAGATCTCACCTCTGCGGCGCTGGCGGAAGCCCGCCCCGACCTGGTCGACGAGATCAAGGCGGCGGCGAAATTGGAGTCCGCTGAGGCCGTGGAGGCGGCGATCAAAGCCGAGCGCGAACGCGCCGGCGGGATTGCCGCAAAGGCCGCCGAGCTTGGCAGTGCGGTAGACGTCGCCAAGCTCATCAACGAGGGGACGGATCTGCAGGCCGCCTGGCAGCAGATGCTGGTTGCCAAGCAGGAGGAAATGCACCAGGGCGCACAGGCGAGCGACCTCGGTCACGACAGCGGCGATGAGCGGAAGGTCAATCCGTTCCTGCCGAAGGAGGGCTAACACATGAGCGCTAACGCAAGGCTTCGCTGCGCAGTGAGCGAAACAAAGTCGATTACTGTCACCGCGGTCAGCCCCGGCGTTACCGCCGGGACGATGGACAAAGTGGAGGATGTCGTGGGCGTCTACCTTGAGGACGCCGACACCGGCGACGAGGTGGCTTTTTGCTACTACGCGCCCAAGATCGTCGTCACCTCGGTCGCGGCCGGAACAGGCAAGTTCAAAGCGGGCTCGAAGGTGTACTTCGATGAAACAGACGAAGAGATCAACGAATCCAGTACCGGTAACACGCTGTGTGGCGTGGTACTTGAAACCCCGGCCCTGGCTGCCGAAACGGTGCTCATCGCACTCGACGGCACGCTCGGGATCGTCGCATAAGGAGGGCTACACGATGGCTCGAAGATTCCAAGTGCTTGATTGGCCGGCCGCTCGTGCGGCCCTTGGCGGACGCACCGATCCCGAAACGGTCGGCAACATTCGCGCCGCCATCAACGAGTTCCTGGCGAAGCCGCCGGAGCGCATGAGCCGGTTCCAGAACGCCGCGTCGGCGCAGGATTTCCCGGACAGCATTCTCCCGCAGGTGTCGAAGTTCCAGGAACTGTCCTACTATGATGATGGATGGGAAGCTGCGTTTGACGTGATGGATTTCAGCGCGTCGAAACGCAATGGCTTCGAAATCCTCACTGTCGAGGACGGCCTGACGTTCGAGAGCGTACCCGAAGGCCAGAAGGCCAAGGTGTACGCGATGTCTGGCGACAAGGTGACCGTCCATTTCGAGAAGATCGGCGGCGCGCTCGGCTGGAGCCGCACCCTGCTCGATGACGAGGAGTACTGGGCGATCGACAATGCGGTCGCCGCGTTCCGCAACAAATGGTACGCGACCAGGGCGGAGACCGCCTACGCGCTCATCGAGGCGCTGGGCTCGGCATACAACGTCACGTGGCAGGCCGCCGTTCCGACGTCCCTGGCCAGCACGGACGCCAACTACACGGCGATCCGGGACATCAACACCATCAACAAGGCCGGGTACGAAATCCTGAATGCCGTCAAGGATTCGGGATACGGCATCACTCCGTCGACGCCTGTGGTGTTGCTGTACCCGCTCGCTCTGGCCGCTCGCATTCGCCGGGCGCTCACCGTGCAGAACTGGGGTCTGTCCGCGGACTTCCCCGGCGTCCAGTACAACGTGATCCCCATTCCGACGCTCAGCTTCGCGAGCGCGACGTCCTACTACGTTGTGCTCCCGAAGAACAAGCTCGTGTGGGGCGACCGGATGGGCCTCAGCGTGTTCGACGAGTTCGACCCGGCCAGCTACTCGGACGTCCAGTACGGCTGGGGCCGGTACGGCGGGGCCATCGGCGATTCCAATCAACTCCGCCGCTGCGCGATCTCCTCCTGACCGGGCCAACCGCAGCGTGCATAGCCTCCGGGGGTGCAGTCGCCCCCGGAGGCATTTGAGGAACATCATGACGATCATCACGACGAGAGACCTGCGCAGACGCCCCAGAGAATCCGGCGAACGCAAATACGATCCCGTTACCACCGCGCGGGTGAATGCCGAGCATCCCATAAACACTGAGACAGCGACCGAACAGCGCCCGAAGTCTCGCGGATTCCGCTTCCTGCATGAGCTTCTGCCGGCAGACGCCTGGGCGGACGCCCCGCGCGTGTGGCTCATCGGCGGTGGTCCAAGCCTCAAGGACTTCGATTGGAGTCTTCTGGAGGGCGAAATTGCCATTGGCTGCAATCGCTGTTACGAGCGGCCCAACGTTGGCGTGGCTGCATTCGTGGACGGGCCAAACGCGCCGGGATTCCTGTCGTGGGCCGAACTTGGTCAGTTCGGTGATTCGTGGCGCAACTACACGGGACTGAAGGTGTACAGCCAGCTTACTGAGAAAAACGACGGCATACCGGAAGACGTGTTCGTAGTGAACCGTTCGCGCACCAGCGGCACTGACTTTGACCTTGAGCGCGGCCTTCCGGCGCTCAACAACACCGGTACGTTCGCCCTGCACCTGGCCGCCGCATTCGGCGCGACGGACATTCGCCTGCTGGGTTACGACATGAACAACACCGGCGATACGCAGGAGCATCACCACGACGGGTATCCCCGCAAACAGAAAGCGACCGTCACCGACCAGATGCTGCCGGACGTGGCCAAGTGGGCGCCGAAACTGGAATCGATGGGCGTCAAGGTTACGCAGTACGGACCGTCGCGACTCACGTGTTTCGACAAGCGACCCCTTGACGAGGCTGTGAGAGAACTCAAGACGAAGCCTGAGCGCCCGCTCGTAATCTGTGCCGTGACTGCGAACACGCCCTACACCGAAGAGGTACGGGACATGGTGCGAACGGCCCGCGCGATGGGCCTGAGCGTCGTCGTGGAGGAATACGAGAGCCGCGGAGACTGGACCCGGAACTGCCATTACAAGCCCGTGTTCATCGAGCAGATGCTCAGGAAGCACAAGCGGCCGGTCCTGTGGCTTGACGCGGACTCGCGCATCAGGCGCTATCCCAAACTCTTCGACAACCTGAAAGCCGACATCGGCTGGGTATGGTGGGACTGGGATGAAATCAAGAGCTGCGCCCTCAAGGGGGTCGCGCTGAGCGCGTCAATGCTGTACCTGCGGCCCAAGCCGGACGTGTATCGGATGCTGGCGGCCTGGCAGAAAGCCAACACGCAATCCAAGTCCCAACACGACCAGGCCAACCTTCAGGCGATGCTCGAAGGCGGTTTCAAGCAGGGGAAGCTGAAGGCCGAAATGCTGCCCTATACCTACTCGCAGATTTTCGACCTGCACCGTAACGTTGGCGCGCCGGTCATTGAGCAGATGCAGGCGAGCCGGAGGTTTAGCAGCGCCGTATGAGATTCGCGGACATCATAGCGTCTGATGTCGATGGCGTGCTCCTGAATACAGCGGAGTTCGGCGAGTCCGTGACGTATCACCGTGTGGTGAACGGCGCTGAGGCATCCGGATTCCCCAAGACGATCACCGTAGTGTGCGAGGACGTCGAACTGGCGCGTGACGATTACGCCGACCATCTCGTGGCCGACCGGCTTGAACTGGTGGTGTTTGTGCCGACACGCGAAGCCGTTCCGCAGGTGGATACCGACTACATCACGCGCGGCGGCGTTGACTGGACGGTAGTCGAGACGCTTGGCGAGTCCTACGGCCTTGCGCGCGTCCGGGCGCGTGCCCTCGACCTGGTACGCCGTGGCGGCCGGGAGGTGCAGCGGTGAGCGTAATCGTTCCAGACGTCACCGGACTCACCCAGGCTGAGGCAACGGCCGCGCTCGTGGAAGTCGGGCTTGTCCTGGGCGAAGTCACCGATGCATACAACGAGACGATTGCCGTCGGCCTCGTGGTAAGCCAGGAGCCTGACGCTGACAAGGAGGCACTCGAAGGTTCGGCGGTAGACGTCGTACTCTCCAAAGGCCAAGCGCCTGTTACCCCGACCGGCGTGCTTGGGACGGTAGTCTCCGGTCTCAGACAGGCCGTGGCTGCATCGAGTACGTTCCGCACGGCGGTAGACGCAAACAGCCCCACCGACGCGCTCGCCTACATTCACGCGTGGGTGATGGACGAATCCACCGATCCCCCGTTTGCGTTCATCGCGCCGGGCCGCGAGTACCGCGAGCGAATTGCGAATGCGGGCGCGTACCCGGAGGCTGGCGAGGTGCTCCTGGCGCTCGTGCTGCCCATCACCAAAACGGATGAATTGGACGCGTTCTATGAGTTCGACAACACGCGCGACTCCATTCTGTCCGAGATTGCAGCATCGGCCGAATCCAGCGGCTATGTGCATATCCGCTCCATCGAACTCAACGCCGAAGACTATGGACTCTGGGGCGCGCAAGAGAAGCGCGCGCGAGGCAAGTCTGGAATTCAAGCGTGGCACACCATCACCTGGGGCTTTTAAGGAGGGACTATGAAACGCTTTCTAATGGGGCCTATCACCTTCGGGTCGTCGAACCCGGTGATTCTCTGGCAGGTGGACAACGTCCGCCTGAATCCCGGCGTCGAGCGGCTTGTGCAGGGTGCGCAAACGGTGGACGTGGCGTTCGCGGGC